CGAGATCACGCGCTTGCAGATCCTGATTAACCGCACTCGCGAAGAATACATCACGAAGGCGGACAGCTCCGACCAAATGAATAGACTGATGACGCGGCTAGACGGGCTCGACGCCAAGATAGACCGCCTGATCGAGAGGAAGTGATGCTTTGCGCGCTGGTCTTTGTGAGTTTTGGACACGCATGGGTGCAGGGCGTAGGCAATGTGTTGGTGAAGTCGTGTTACTACAACTGCGGCAGTGAGAAGATAACAAAGGTGCAATGGTATGACCGCAAGTATAGCGTGCCGCCGCATTACGCCTGCCCAATGAGGCTTGCTGAAGCATGATTGATCCAATTTCCGCACTTTCCATCGCAGCCTCGGCTGTATCCAGCGCCAAGACTTTGTTGGCCGCTGGTCGGGATGCGTCAGGCGCATTGAGCAAGTTTGCTGGCGCGGTCAGTGACGTAAATTACGCAGCTGAGAAGGCCAAGAACCCAAGCATCTTTGCATCACTCACTGGGTCTGCCGAACAGGCAGCAATAGACGCCTTCTCTGCGCAAAAGCGCCTTCAAGCCATGAAGAAAGAGATTGAAACAATCATCATGTTTCAGCATGGCCCAAAGGGTTTGGAAGAATACAAGGATACGCTCCGCAAGATCAGGGCGCAGCGCAAGAAAACTGCGTATCGCAAGGCTGAAATTAAAGAGGCAATTATCTTGTGGACCGTCGGAGGTGTTATCGTAATGGCTGGTATCGCTGGCTTGGCGGCGACCCTGTGGGCCATCGGTAAGCAACAAGGCAAATGGTAAATGAAAGACGCAGAGATCATACTTCAGTTCGATCAGAGCATTGAGCTAATAATTCAGGGCCTGGCTGCTCGATCAGGCCGAGAGTTTCAGGAAGTTCTTTTACTTTTGCAGAAAGGTAGGAAGTTACATGGCACACACAATACTTGATAATTGGAAGGTTCTGCCGCGACTAATGATGCTGGCGGTCACTGTGCTGACCTATCAGGCGGTGCATTGGTTTATGGGGCTAGATGACCCCAGCGTTGCCCAGTCAGGGCTTGTAAGCGTCTGTATGGGCGCTCTCACAGGGTGCTTTGGTATCTGGATGGGTAAGGAGTCCAAAACGAGCGTAACCAGCACTGGTTCAAGCTCAAAAGTAGAGTATGAGGTGGGACAATGAGCTTTCTAAGCGATCTGATAGCGCCAGCCACCGAGTTGGCAGGCAAGTTCATCCAAGACAAAGACCAGGCCGCACGGCTCGCGCATGAGTTGAGTACGATGGCCGACAAGCACGCTCAAGAAGCCATGCTTGCGCAGATCGAGGTCAACAAGGCTGAAGCGGCCAGCGGCTCAGTGTTTAAGGGTGGCTGGCGTCCGTTTATTGGATGGGTTTGCGGCGCTGCGTTTGCATACCATTTTGTATTACAGCCATTCATTGTCTTCGGCGTTACCGTTACTGGCGTTGCAATACCGGAGCTGCCTACATTTGACATGGGCAGCTTGCTGACAGTTATGATGGGGATGCTCGGCCTGGGCGGTCTCCGCAGTTACGAAAAGAAACAGGGGTTAACGAAGTAATGGCGACACCAGCAAAAGGCAAAGCCCGCGTAAAGGTTACGGCGTCCGGGAAAAAGGTCAGCTACGGTCAGGCGGGCAAGGCGAAGGGTGGCGGCCCACGGGTCAAGCCCGGCACGTCGAAGGGCGATGCGTATTGCGCACGATCCGCTGCGCAGAAGAAGAAGTTTCCGAAGGCGGCGAAAGATCCTAACAGCCCGCTCAATCTATCACGTAAACGCTGGAAATGTTCCGGCACCAAATCGAAGAGGTCATAACATGAAATACGGTAAAAAATCATCTGGCTTTAAGCCATGCCCGTCCTGCAAGACAAAATCCGCCTGCCGCGCCGCCGGCATGTGCAAGAAGATGGGCGTTAAAATCAAAATGGCGTAAGGGGTGCTGAGATGTCTTTATACGAAAACATCGCAAAAAAGCGTGCGCGCATTAAAGCCGGAAGCAAAGAGAAAATGCGTAAGCCCGGCTCCAAAGGAGCGCCGACGGCCGCTGCATTTAAAAAGGCTGCCAAGACAGCAAAGAAGCCAGCTAAGAAAAAGGCTAAAAAATGACTTATAAACTATCACAACGCAGTTTGGATCGCATGGAGGGCGTCGATGAGAGATTGGTGGCAGTGGTTAAACATGCAATCACGTCGACCAAGACCGACTTCGGCGTTATCCAAGGGCTTCGCACGATTGAAATGCAGAAGGCTCTGGTCGCCAAGGGCGCGTCACAGACAATGAAATCCAAGCACCTCGATGGCCTTGCCGTTGACTTAATGGCCTACATTGGTGGACGCGGCTCATGGGAGCTTAACCTATATGATGACCTGGCTGACGCAATGGCCGAGGGTGCCAACGCTGTGGGCTGCAAAGTGCGCTGGGGCGCTGCCTGGCACATCGACAGCATTGGCCAGTATAAAGGCACAATGGAAGAGGCCATGAACGAATACATTGATTTGCGTCGGTCACAAGGGCGTCGGCCCTTCATCGACGGACCGCACTTCGAATTGATGATTTAGCTTAGTCAGGTTAGCTAAGTGGCCAGACAAGATCAGAAGGCCAGTGCATCGGTAGGTAGGGCGGGAGAGCATTTAGCTCTCGCTTATTTGTCGCTGGCTGGCTACATCTGCACACTCTGCCAGATTAAAGATCACGATGCGTATATACAGACGGATACACAGACGTTGACCTTACAGGTTAAAACCGCAAGCAAGACGCACAAGACCAGTAATAGATACGCATTCCACACACCCAAAAAGAACGTCGATGTGTCAGACGTGTTTGCGTTTGTGGCAATTGACTTGGGCGCTGTGATTTTCCGCCGGGGGGACGAACTGACCTCTGTCACAACATACATTTCACCAAAGGAATTTATGGATGAAAAGCTGTCTATGCAAAAAACATTCGACAGCTTTAAATAATCGCTTGTGACCGGGCGCGGCTTTGATTAGAAAGTCTGAGTGGGTGGCTTTTCATCGCAACTGTTTTTTGGTTTCGACGCTGCTAAATGTGCCAACATTCACGGCCACCCACACGACCTCAAAATATAATGCCCACCAGCGCCATCAAGCCAGCGCCGCTGATGAAGCCAAAGATGGCTCCGATCAGACCCGCTGCGTTTATCATGCGCTCAAGTTCCTTGTCGTCCATCACTCGTCATCCTCGAAAAAGTTATTCAGCGCCTTGATTGGCTGCTTGCTAAAGACCCAGCGCCACTGACGTTTCGTGCATCCCTCCACCTCGACCAGGTCGCGCACGCGGTAGATCTTATCCGCTTCCCACATCTTCTTGAGATAGCTTGACGTGCGCGGCACGCTCTCGCCCAGCAGCTCCGCGGCCTCAGAGGCCGTAATGCGCTGGTCATGCTTTATCAGAGAGAACAGGCGATTGACCTGGTTGATGCTGTGCTGCCTGCTCTTCTCCGCCGCTATCAGCATGGACGGAGCTTGCGTAGTCGGCCTGCGCGGGCCAGCCGGCAGCGGGTCGCGCTTGCCTTTGCGGTATTGCATATGTTCGAACTCCCAGATGCAGTGGCCGTATGTGATCTCGTAACGCTCGTGCTTATCCGTCACACCCTCCAGCTTGAGCCTCAGTCGCTCGGCTGCGTCTTTTGCATCTCGCGCTTTAGTACGTCGAGCAACGCTTGCTGCTCTTCCAGCCGCTGCTTCAAGTTTGGCCGCATCGCCGTCTTCGCCTCCGTCAGCATTATGCTGTTGTTGCGCTCTAGCCTTTTTATAATGATCTGAGTTTGGTCCGTATTCACGTTTCTTCCTCTCCAAGGTGATATTCATTGTGGTGCATATGCGGTGTATCGTTGAGCGCGACACATGTAGAAGCTCGGCAACGTCGGCTTGCGACATGCCCTGCTGTGCGCAGTCAAGAACGTGGCGGGTCAGCGCCTCTGGATCGTATTTCATTCGTCTTCCTCCTCCTCGTCGAATGGCGGGATCTCGCCCATGCCGCCGCACTCGGGACATGGCACGGTCTCCATGATAATTTCGCCGATGTCTCGGCCTGCGTTGTGCGGGTATGCGAACCCCTGCTCCACGGTGCCCTCTCCGTGGCACTCAGCGCACGCTATGAGCTTCGGTAGGATGCTGTCCAGGCCCAGGCTCATGTCGCGCCCTCCTTATCCTCTGTGGCCAGCTCAGCGGCGCAGGCGGCGTATCCGGCCGCGTCTATGTAGTTGTCGGCGTGCCTCGAGTTTGACTTGGCCCTGGCGGCCTTCAGCAACATCATCATGGTGCCTACGTCGTGCGGTAGAACCTCGACGCCAAGGTGGACGCTCCAGTAGATGGCGATGGTCTTGAAGTTGTCCTCCATGTCGCCGTGGTCGGACGCCCGGTCCTTGGTTACATATTCCTTGGCCGTGTCTAAGACTTCGGCGCGAGTTAGTTTAACCATGTGTGGTCTCCCAGTGTGTTGGCCGCGCCTTCGGGCGCATTGGTTCGTCCGAAATATTAGCGGTTACTGTGCAGGCGATCAACAGCCCGCACAGCGACGTCCAGATGGCGAGGATCGCCCAGTCTTGCTTCGTTGGTGTCATGTTATGCTCTCCCGGTGGGTGGGGGCCGAAGCCCCCGGTTTGATTAGGCGTTTTCTTTCTCTCTGGCCAATTTGTCGGCTGCTGCCATGATGACTGACAGAGGTGTGAATTTGCCAGCGAGGTAATAGAAGCAGCGTGTGAATGTGGTGTTATATCCGTTAGTCACTTGGTGCGGCGTGACGCTTACAGGCAAGCCACCAAATAAACGGCCAAGCTCAACAGCCTCATGGTACTGAGCCATGCGGCGCTCAATCAGATCAACCACAGTTTCTGTCACTTCAGCTTGCTTGGCTGCGATGCGATCAGACTTTGGAGCTGGCTTTACAACTTCAAGCTCTTTGAGCAAAACGCGAAATGTAATCAGATCTGTCAAGTCAGCATGGTGCGCCTCATCGAACAGGCGGAAATGCTTTTCGCGGATCTGGTGAAGATCAAACGGGATTGCAAAGTAATCTTCGCGTGACAAGCTGTCGATTGAAAATTGAAAATTGTTCTCACGAAGCATTTGGTATCCGCTGTTCAATTCACCAAGAGCTTCTTTCTGGTGAGATTTAGCCGCAAAGGTTTGGTCTTCTTGGGTCATGCTTATTGCGGATGAAACGTAATCTTGAACAGTTTTGAACTTTGTGTTGTACATGTCCGTGTCTCCCTTGTTTCTGTCTATATTGTTAACATAGGGGTAACACACATTCCTTGCAAGCACAAAATGTTCACAAAGCGAAAAAAATGTTATAGGGTGCCAGGGTGACATTCATGGAGGATCACATGCTAGACGACGACACAAAGGAACTGGTGCGCAATCTTAACAACCCGCACCGCGTAACAAACATAATGGCGCTGTTCAAATTCTGCGAGCAGGCGGCCACCATCATCCAAGAGCAGTCGGCCCAGCTGCACCGCGCAGCCGCAGACGCGCTTGAGGCGCAGCCAAAGAAGGCCGCGCCTAAGAAAGCTGCTAAGAAATAGCGGTTAACGGGGGCCGGCGAGAAGCCTTAGAAGGTCGGGGTACGGCTCAATAATGGGGTCCGCTCCGGCTGGCTGCTGTGCAATGCCAGCGCCCAAAATGCCGCTTGTGACGTTAGCCCTTGTCGCAGCCCCAGTTTCTCGGGCTGCGGCTATTGCGGGGGCAGCTCGCTCAATAGTTTGCGCCTGACGCATCAAATCGTCCGGCGTCATACGCCGAGACAAAATTGGCGCAAGCTGCTCTTTGGCTCCCGCAATGCGGTCGGCTTGGGTTCCGCCGGTAAGTGCCATTTCTGTTGCGGCAGCCACTGGTGCGTTTAACAGACCTTGCTGGCCAACACGCTCGCCCATACTTGGGCCGATCAGCTGCTTAAAGCGTTCCTCAACGAGCTGGCGTATCGCGGTTTTAGAATTTTGCGTGACGGCTGCTGACATCATCATCGCGTCGCCAGTGTTCCTGATCTGACTTGATAGCTTTTCAAACCCGACATCACCCAAAACCATGCGCAACTTGTCTGCCACGGCTCGAGTGTTTAGCGTTCTAAGAGTTGCCAAAGCCTCGACCACTTCAGCGTCTGCTTTTCGTACAGGGCTGACCCTTGCGTTTGCCGCTATGTCGTCAATCTTGTTTCTTAGAGCCCTTCTAACCTGCTGGATCTCGACTGGCCCCATAGCCTCAAGAGCGATGCTCACCTCTTCTCTTGACACATTTGGGCTGAGAAGACCGTCACCCAATTCTGCGGCCAACCTCTGGTCTATGGCGTCCTTGCCAGCTGCGCGGGCGGCGGCATATGCCGGACTGACCTCGTCCACGGCCTGACGAAGCTGCATGGATTGCTTTAGAATTGCGCTGTAATCTCCAAACCTGCCAGCCCTCTTGGCCGCTTCGGCGTCGTCAATTAATGTGCGTGTCAGATAGTCGATAGACTTAACAGTCGGAGCTCGCATGACGGTGTATGTGCCGTCCTGATTGCTAGAGATCGACAATTCGTTTGCGTCAGATCTTTTCCTGATCTCGTTTACGGCGTCTTCACTTACAGCGGTAGGCAGCATGAAATCTTCGTCGAAGCCCTCCCTGCGCATGAGGCGCGCGGCGCGGTTCATTTCTTCCGGCTCTAGTCGAGAGAACAATTCTAGCACTCTATCAGACGCCTCGTCTCCCGGCATGATTTCAACGTCGTATGCCTCCCCATACAGATTGTAACGATCTTGCTTTGTAAGATCCATTATCTCTCGCTGCTGCCCAGCCAGTGACTGTGGCTTCTCTGGTAGCTTCCCAAGAACGTCGTCGAGAGATCTGTTGAGATCGTCTGACGCCGCGATAGACGTTTCGTTTAGGTTCTTTCTAATGATTGCGGCGCCGGCGCCGGGAGTGTTGGCCACCACGTCCAACAGGTTTGACATATTTGGCCCCAGCGTGGCGATTGAGCCATATGGAGTGCCAGTGGAAGCCGCAAGCACAGCGCTCGATCCGTCCGCTTCTATTGCGTCTTTTATAATCCTTTGCGCGTCGCCCTTTGCCCCAATGCTGCGAATTTCAGCCTTTACCGGCGCCTCCGCTTTAAACCTACTGATACCGCCGGCGATTGACCCAGCAAGCGGCGCAACAAGTCCAGCAACAGTGCCAAACACGCCGCCAACTTGCGCCTGTCGTTGCGCTTCTTCCGCGCCGCCTTCACCGTAGCCCGCTATTGCGCCCTCGACTGTGCCCAAGGTGGCGCCAGCGCCAATGCCTTGCAGTAGACGAATTAAAGGGTTTGCGCTGGATATTAGCCTATCAACGCCAGACGCCATGCCCACCGTTGCGCCAGTTGTCGTTCTAGCAAGGCCGGTTGCCGCCGGATACTGCGCCTCCTGTGATCCTATGGCGGCGCGGATAGTTTCTTCGCTGACAGGTGGGTTTCCAGTGAACTGGCTGCCGAACTCACTAGCCTTAGCCATCGCTGGCTCAACGTATCCGCGCGCTGCTGGCAAGGCTTTGCCAAACCCACTGGCCAGCGACGTGAAGCCCTCGCCAACGACATCGCGGGACATTCTACCTCCCAAAACTTTTTTGAAATCTCCGCCCTCGCGCATGATGCTCGTTATAATTTCCGTATCTGGCGTTGAATATGCGCCCTCTGGGTTCATATAATGCATCTGCCGCGTCTTGCGGTCTTGCGTGATGTAGCCGCCGTCCGGGTACTGCTTCAGGAGCGTGGAACCCTCGGGGACATTTATTGCGGAGGCCGAGGCTTCGGCTTCTCTCGCGCGCTCCATGAAGCGGGCGGCCGCGGAACTGTCGCCCGCCGCATGTGCCTGCCGCGCCTGATCTCGTAATTGTGCTGCCGTGGAGGCCATATTAATCCCCTAATTTGCTGGCGTGGGCGGGTAAAGGTTGTCTAGATCTTCGTCGCTAAGTGGAGGCTGCGTGCCTTCACCTGGCCCTTCAAAGAACGTGTTAAGAGGTATCGCCTGCCCCTCCAGTCGGGCAATGCCCTGTCGGATATAGAATTGATACTCTCTTAGAGCCTGCTTGAAGGCTTCAACGCCTTGAGCTGTGTCTAAGCGGGCTAGTGCAGCTGACGCCTTTTCGCCTTCTTTATCGGTGATTTGGCCGCCGCCTCGCAAACTTTTGAAGGCTTCGGTGAATATGCCACCTCGGAGTTGATCGACCCGTGTTTTCAATTCATTGTATTTTTCTTGCGCCCCCGGAAGTATGGCGTCTCCAAGGCTTCTGGCGGCCCCCTCAAGCCCCAAAACTTGACTGAGATCGGGGTCGTTTAACAGAGCTTCTATAAGGTAAATTGTGCTTTTCTTGCTGGAAAGATCAAGCGCCTTTCCTTCTTTGCGCTCCAGCTCCTCGATCATCAGCTTGGCTGTCGGCCCGTCAAGAAAGCCCTGCGCCGCCGCGCCAAGTATTGCTTCACGACTGGCGCCTGCACCGCCTAGCCCCAGTGTACCCATAACCTGGGCGCGCTGCTGCGCCGCCGTCGCCTTGCGCTGGATGTCGGCCTGCTCGTTGAAGCGGCCGAGCAATGCTTCCACCTTTCCGCCTTGCAGCCCCTGCAAGGCTCTGCCCGCGTCGGAAAGCCCGGCAAAGGCTAACATGCGGCGCTGGTCCTTTGACATACTTTCGTATGAAAAAGGCTGCGCCGGCTTTTGCGCGTCCAACATTTGTTGGAGCAGCGCCATGTTGTCGTTTGCAGGCGCAGTGACGGGTGTAGCGGCAGGCGCAGTGACGGGTGTAGCGGCAGGCGCAGTGACGGGCGCCGGATCGACCGCTGCTGGCTGAATGCCTAATACCTCGAGCTCAGCTGGGTAAGCCTCTGTGCCTGGAGCGACGCCGTTCATGTCCTTGTTCAAGGCCACCAACTTGTCGATGTCTTCTTGCGTTAATAGGTAAGGTTCCATGTCTATGCCCCGTATCCAAATCCAGTGCCTACGTCCCCAACGCCAGAGAGCACCTGCCCAACCGCCTTCAACCCGCCAAACGGATCGCGCATCGTCGTTGTGCCGAGGCCCGCCGGAACGCCGGTACTCGCCGCCAAAAGCGCGTTAAGCTGCGACAGCGGATACGCCTGCTGCTCCTGGAACATTGCGTAGTCCGACTGCAACTGAGCCTGCTCCAGGGCGCGCTGCTGCTCTCCGGCAGACATTTGCGCGCCGAGGCCGGCGAGCTGCGATTGCAAGCGCTGGCCCGCCAGGCTGCCCAGCGCGTTTGCCGCCGCCGACTGGATGCCGGCACCTTGAAACTGGCCTTGGAAATTGGCTGCGTTAGCCGCTTGAGCTCGAGCCGCGGCGGCTTCGCGAGCCTGTTGCACGTTGCCAATGTCAAACTGGCTCGATTGCAGCGCCTGTGTAAACGCCTTTTCCTGCAAACCGGAGACAAGATCTGCCGCCTGCTTTCCGTAAGCCTCCCGCGTCGCGGCCTCCGCAATTCCTTGGCGCGATCCACCAAAGGCTTTTGCCGCAGTCGCCTGCGCGCCCAGCTTGTTCAGCGCCTGCTCCTGGGCGCCTCCCAACGTCTCAAGGCTGCGGTTAATTACGTTTTGAGTGTAGGGTGACATATACGCGCCAATGTCTGTCGTGGCCAGCTGGTTCACATCAACCTGGCCCTCAGCGCCCATGCTTGATGGGCTGAACCCTGTTAAGCCTTGCTGAACGCCTGCCGCCTGTCCGTATGCCTGACCGCCCATGTTGAGCCCGCCGAAGCCGGAAAGCGCCTGCTGCTGGGTCGGCGTCATGCCGGCAATCGTCTCGCCAGTGTAGGGAGTGTATTCCGTGTCGGCGATCTCAATGCCGCGCGGCAGGATCTGCTCGCGGATGAAGTCTTCCTGCCACTGCGGCAGCTTTTTTTCTTCTGTTGTCGTCGAACTCATTGGCTCAGCTCCATCTCATAATGTCTGCGCGTTTCGCGGAATGAAGCCGCCTCTGCGTATTTCGCAAACCCCTTGCGACCGTCAGTCTCAATCGCGTCCATTTTAGCTTCTTTCGCTATTTTTGTCAAAGTGGCCAACGCCTCTCCGGCCCAGAGGTGCATGTCCTCTCCGCCCATCCACTCGATCTTGAGGTTGCGGCGCAGCGGGTGGTGTAAAATGCAGGTCACGACGGACGCCATTGGCACCCCGTCGACGTAAACCATCCACAGCAGTGACATGCCATCGTATAGGTCTTGGATGATGTGATCGGCGTCTACATTGTCCTGGCGCGCAGTAGACATCGCTATGAAGCGCCGCGCGTCGTCGATCACCGCCGGTAGGTTCTCCGGCAAAACTGCGAACATTTCCACCTTGGGATCTTGCTGCGGCTCGAAGCTGACCTTTATGACGTTTTCTCTATTCATCCATGAAGCCTCGTTATCGCAATAGTGGAAGCTGGTGCTGCGGGTGCAAACGCCGTTGCCGCAGTTGCATCGAGAAACCCGCTGGTGCTATCAACAGCCCACATCGCCTCCAAGTAATCTCCGGCGGCAAAGTTAAAGATAACAGACCGAGACACGACAAGCGTTGCTCCGTTTTGGTGCAGTGCGTTCTTCATCGTTGACCCAGCAACGTCAACGCCGTTGACGCGTGGCCAGAACCAGAAGTTTACAGTTGAGCTGGACGTGGACGCAATTTGCGCCGAAAAGCTAATCATGTACTCGCCAGCCTCTTCGAATACTATTCGAGAGGCTGGTGTGCCGTTTGTGATACCCTCGGCAGAGCTTGATGTGTACGTCAAAGCGTAGGCGGTGTCTGTAGATGCCGCAGTCTGATCCGTTGTAATGCCGCCAGTATAATGGCCATCCTCCAGCACGATTTGACGAAACTCACCGTTCTTAGAAACGACAGGGTAGCCGTTTACTTCATCCCATAATATCACCCCATTCTCAGAAGGGTTGTCCGTTGCTGTTTTAAATCCTAGCTTTGCTAAGTTTTGCTGCAAGTATAACGAAAGTTGACGCCCCCACTGGCGCAAATCTGGGCCAATAGGGGGTAATATTGGGGCTGGCATTATCTACGCCCCCCAGCCTGAATATCAACCCGCATATTGCCAACCCTAAAGTCTGACAAGGCTGCGCCTTCGACGCGCATTCTAATCTGACGGCCAGTAAACCTAACTGACGTAGGGTTGGATGTTGCGAAAGGCCCGTGGCTTGTTTCAGTGCCGTTGGGATAGAACCTTGTTTTGAATGTTAAATTTACTTCGCCCTGAGCCTTTTCATCTGGAATAAGGCTGGTGATCCGCGCCACTTGATCCCCTGAGCCTATAGATATAGGCCCGGTTTCGGCAAAGATTGATGAGCTATCAACATTTAATCCAACCTCATGGTCATATATATCGCTATCTGCATTGTGGCCAGCCATAAGAGGATACAGAAAAACACCACGCTGCACGCCGCTGGTGCGTGATAAGTTGCCGATCAACCAGTGACCCTCTTTGTAATCATAAGCGACATATCGGTCTATTTCTGTTGAGTCTTCTGAGCAATAAAACCACCAAACCTCCCCGTATTGGCCATTGGCAAACGACCAAACCTTTGACTGCTGCGCCGTGTTAAAGTCTCCAAACACATAGTCAAATACGTCACACGGTATTTCCTGAACGCTATTACCGTCAAACCTAAAGAAGCCGCGCTGGCCCATCCAGAACACGCCCATGTCAACGTCGGCCGCAGCCTTTCGAGATATGGCCCCGCAAGAGGTTCCAACACGCTCAAAGCCGTAAACATAGGGCGGGCCAGTATAACGCGCGGTATGCGCTGACGTATCCGTCAGGATAAGCGTCTGACCTCGCGTTCTAATGCCCTGCATGATCTGTCCGCTATCAGAAAGCTCAATGTCACCAGCTTCGTTTGTAGCCGCTGGCGTCCACAACGTGTTGTTTTCTCGGTCACACCATGAAATTTTGCGAGGATTGCCGCCGCTACCAAGGGCAAAGATAAAACGCTCTTCCGTTACAACCAATCCAAGATTATTTATTGGAGCATTTGAAATGGGCGCGGCTTTAGTTCCAGACCCAAGCTGCCATTCCAACAAACGCTTATCATCTTTTGAGCAGGCTACAAGATATTCGCCAAAGTTGTCTAAACTCCACGTCGTCGCCTCGAGTGGTATAGCATTTGTACTCTGCTGGATTGGCTGGCCGTAATAGCCGCTTCCATAAAATCCATCCCCATACCCTGTGCCAACCTCTGCATTTTCACGACCAGCAGTTAAGTCGGTGGGCGTAATATCATAAATGGTTCCGCCGCCGACCATTGCCTTTAATTCGTTGTAAGAGCCGCCAGCAAGATAAGCATCACTGGAATTTGTCTCCCAACTGTGCATACCTCGAACGGGATTTGTGCTGAACGACGCTTTTCGTTCCTGCCAGCCGCCAATGGGGCGTAAGCTATTATCTCGCCACCTGACCAAACTTCCGTCGCGCCAGCGGCCAGATTGCTCTAAGTCGGTGCCGTTGCGGTAAAAGCCTGCGGGTATATCCAGCGGAACCAACGCCATCTTATTCTGGCTTTTCTGGCCAAGTTACATTGTTTGGAAAGCCATCCTGCTGCGGCAAATCCCTTAAAGCACTTCTGTAATCTAGTTGGGCTTGTGTCGGCGTTCTGTCAGGCATAACCCACCAGTCAGTATTAGAAAGTAGCGCGTTTCGATCTGACCTTATAATCTTTTCGGCGTCTGGATTGCCGCCCGCGTTAAACGCGTTAATCTCTGGCTGCGTTAATTCTATGCGCTCGCCGTCAACATACTTATACATATTAGTAATCCTTCATACCGTATAATGCTACAACAGCACCAGCCGCAATGCTTGCACCTGTTTTGTGGCTAAGGTTAATCGCATTTACTGCAGTCTTTTGACCATAAGCACCACCTATAATTTGCACTTGAGGTCCACCAATGGCTGAGTCATAACCTGTACCCGCAGTAAAGTTTACTGTAGTGCCTGAGAAGGAGGTGAATTGGGATGTATCATGTGGGTTATGAATGTTTATAATGCCAGAAGTTCCGGGTGTAGGAAAGTCATATGTCACGCCACCTATTTCAGGAGCTTGATCACTGCCATTGTTTGCAGCTACTATAATTCCAGTTGTAGCGGTACTGGTGGTTGTTGCTGCACTACCGCTG